ACAGACACGCTATAAACTCCGTCAGGAACAGTCCAAGAAGTAGTACTAGTGTTAGTTATCACAGCTTGACCTGGATCGGCAATGACTCTACCACCCGACCCTAATAGCATTTGTTGACTAGACATTATGTTAAACCTGATCCTGAGATGTAGGCATTATCTACTGCGGTAAATAATAGAGTACACATTCCTCTCCCAGCAAGCGTGCGATTTCCTGTTGTGCCATCAGCAGTGTTGTATATAGTAAAACCTGAACCTTGAGTAATAGTTTGAGCTGAACCACTATTGTTAATGATAGTCACTGCATCACCACCAGCCGCACTAAAAACATCGTCTGGAACGGTAACACCACCACTAGTTATAACAATAGCTTTACCAGCATCAGTAGCGACTAAGGTATAAGCAGATGATTTAGAATTTAAAGGTATAGATCTTACATCACCTTTTGTGTCGGTAACTGATCCAGTAACGGTTACTCCAGCCGCTGTAGTAGTTAGTCTGACATTCCCCGAATTGTATAAATAAAGAGCACCCGCCGCTGTTCTGTAAATGTCATAAACACTTGTGGTATTATTTCCTGAACTTATAGACCAATCTTTATATTCTGCATTTCCAGTGTGGACGAAATGTGCGTCCCCATCATCAGCTACATAGAATTTAAAACCTGTACCAGTGTTATTATGATATGTCTCATTTCCAAGCCTGCCATACCAAACCGCCCCGTCATCCCCAGAAATATTAATGACTGGTCCTGCACTTCCATCATCTGTAAATGATGCACTAGGACCAGCTATTGCACCTGTAAAGGTGGCACCACTTGTTTTTACAATGTCAGCTTTGGTACCACCTGAACTTATTTTTGTTAATGTCATTTAATACCCCAACTCCTTTAAGTAATCTGCCTCATAAGGGAAAGGCTCTACTAAATGTTTATTTGTATGATCAATTAGAAATCTTTCAAAGTCGTCATTTTTAACTTTATTCGTAAGATCTATTGTTGTTTCTTTTCCGTTGTCGTCTGTGTATTTAAGAGAAGCCATAGTTAACCTTTAATGAGTAGTGAAGTTGCAGTAAGAGCCTTACCAGCGTAAGGGTTGCCTGATGCACTAGTAGTTAATGTACCAGTACTTGAAACGTAGTAATTACTTGCTGGTGATAGTCCTGATTGGGTAGTGGTATTACCTACAACATTGATGGTAGCTGTAGCTGTATCAGAATAAGCAGCGTCAGAGAATCCTACAAAAGTATCGTCAGTTGAATTTCTACCTGCAAACCACAGAACACCTGACTGGAAAGTATTTACACTGTTGTTATTACCGTCTGCAGCATGAGTAGTGAACACAATGCTATCACCTACGGTCATACTGCTTTCATGTTCAGGATAACTCCAAGTAGTAGAAGCACCACCTGAACCCCATTGTAAATCGGTAAATGCAACAGCTACTGAAGCACTACTTCCAGTTCCAGACACGGTAAATGTTTGAATAAATGAATTAGCTTGTGAGTCTGATTGGCATCCAATTTGATAAGCTTTCTCGACGTTATTAGCATCTTTATATACCGCTGGTCTGCTTCTAGCGTTCCATGAATAGTTAGATCCATCTTCATCATCATGGTTATATGATAATTCAGTACCTAGTGTGATATTTCCAGAACTATCTAGAGTAATCATTCTAGCTCTTGATGTACCAGTGCTTGAACTACCAGAGTTATCTTGATATCTAGATAAGAATGCACCATGCGTAGGCATATAAACCAAGCTAAAGCCATTACGTCTTGGGCTTTCAGACGAGGTTGAATCGTATATTGGTTCTTCATCAACATTATTAAATTGTAATGATGGATCGCCATTTGAATCTACGTCATTAAACGAAAATGTTTTATAAACTTCCGAGTACCTATTAGTGGTATAACCTGATCGTTGTCTCCCATGATAGTGCATTAGTGCTTTATTACTAACTGGATCCCATACCGCTGCTAAACCGTACATGCTATAAGCAGCCATTGTATAGTTATAACTAGGAGATGGTTGATAGTTTAAATTCGTAAAAGTTGATAGCCTTGCTGGTACGGCTCCAGACATATCCATTACCCAAAAGTAAAGAGCAACGTTATACCAGCTATATGGGTGTCCACCATTTATAAAGTGAACATACTGTGTCTTTTCTTTGTTGTGGAATGCTACTAATTCAGAGGAATTTCCAGTACTCCAATAAGTTGAACCGTGTTGTTCAAATGCAAGAGGATCGCTTGCCGTCATACCTCCACCGCTGTCAAGCGTTATGTGCCAATATTTCATCTTGGAGTAAGTAGAAAACTGTCCACCTACTAAGAATTTCTTGTGGTCTGGATTATATATAGCAACTGCTTTATAACAATATGCTGTATCAAGTGCTAGAGGTGTACCCCAAGTAACTTTCGTAGTTGACTTACTACCACTAACTGTTCCTACAACTGCAAAAAATCGATTAGTGCCACTATCAGTATTATAAACTGCAAGTATTTTTTTATTCTCTGTATCGTAATCAGATTGATAAGGATACTCAGTGGATGTAGTTCCGACTGTTTCAGTAGCACTGCCATAAGCAAAGCTGCTTTGACCTAAATCGAAACCAGCACTAGCAGTAGACGATTCAAACGCTGCCTGAGAAACCTTACCATCTGATCTTAAAACACAAGGCTTATTAGCAGCAATAGCTCCATCGGCTGTAGCTGTGAATGTTGGAGCAGAACTTAAAGCAGCACCGTTAACAGTTAAATCACCTACTATATTCGCACCACCAGAGGTAGTTTCTATCCGCTTAGTACCGTCATGGAATAGCTCTACAGCTCCATCTTTTATAAAACTAGCAGCTGAATCAGATCCAAATTTTATATCAATATTTCCAGAAGCTCCAGTCTTATCAATAGTGAAATTAGCAGTTCCGTTATGTGTTACATAAGTATGACCAGGTACACCTGTTAAATGATGAATTTCTAGATCATTATCATTACCAAATCTAGCGTAAACATTATCGTTAAAACCAATATTAGTACCACCACCAGGTATAGTTATAGCTAATTTACTTTGAGCTATAGCTGCACTATTAGATATATCTGCATTAGTAATACTTCCATCAATGATATGGCTAGAGTTAACTGAGTTAGCACTAGGTGTACCAATACTTACTGACGATCCTTGCGTGATGATAAAGTAATCAGCACCACTAGCAGGAGCGGCAGAGAAAATGATATCATTGCCATCAATGGCAAACCCTTCAGATGGTTGGGATGTTCCACTATTAGGTTTTTGAATGACTCCATTTACACTGACAATATGTTGTTGAGCAGCTTGACCAGCATTACTTAAAGTGAATCTATAAGCACTACCATTGAATGTTGCACTACCACCTCCAGTACTAGAGGAACTAGAGATTGTATTAACAAAGAAGCTACCAACAGAAGCAACGTCATCCCACGCTGATCCGTTATATACCTTCATCTTGTTAGCTCCAGTATCAAAGTAGAGATCACCTTCATCGTTATTAGACGATGGTGCTGATGAAGCTATACGATATCTAGAGTTAAAGTCGTTGATGTCATCACTAAGTTGTTTAACATCTGATTCAGCAACTAATATTTTATGATAATTGTATGTATTAGCTGTACTTGTAGCTGTAACTAAAAGACCAACACCAGCAGCTAAAGTTTCGCTATATAATGAACTAGGGAATCCATTAATAGTTACTACAGTGGTATCTAATCTTCTACCAGTTGTACTTACACCAGAGCCGTTAACTACAACACCAGCAGCATTATTGATACTAACTACAACTCCATTAGCAGGTTGTAAGTTAGGGAATGATACTTCATCAGAAATAGAAACGAAACCACCAACAGCACTCTGAGAACTAGCAACGTGAGCAGCGATAACCTTTGATGAAGGTATTTCTGTATCACTTGTTGTGTCTAATGTTCCACTAGATGTTTTAAATGATTTACCAGCAACTATGTTTAACTCAGCTGTTGATGCAGTAACACCGTCAAGTTTATTTAACTCACTGGTATTAGCTGTAACACCATCTATAACTAGCTTTTCTGCATCTGTTAAAGGGTTAGTTTCAGCATTTGATTCGTATGCAGTTTTGATCTCTGCTGCTGTCTGATCAGCTGTAGCAGCAGTTTCTATACCATTTAACTTGGTATGGTCAGCATCTGTGAAAACATTACTATCACTAGCTGCCTCTACAGCTGCTCTAATCTCAGAGTCTGTCTGATCAGCTGTAGCTGCAGTCTCAATATTATTAAGCTTAGTATGATCATCATCTGTAAAGACGTTTGAATCTGTAGCACTTTCAACTAATGCTCTTATTTCAGCTGCTGTTTGGTCATCTTTAGCTCCAGTATCTATACCATCTAATTTAGATTTATCTGAAGTTGACATATAGCCAGCTGCAGACGTAGTGGCATCAGCTATGTTTAACTTTGATTGCTCTATAGCTGCTGAATCATTGATATCTAAATTGACTAAAGAGCCAGGTGTTACACTTAAAGTTACCTGACCACTACTAGGAGTGTTATCCATAACCGTTATACGATTACCTCCAGCAATATCAGTAGTTAGTGCGGTATCTATCTTTGCGTCTACTCTACCTTCAATAGCTTTAGTAGAAGCTACTTTTGTATCATCACTTGTATACCATGTCTCAGTACTGATGACAGTTTCATCTCCTTTCTGCCATCCAGTATCAACTTTATTCTTACTCTCTTGAGTCGTATATAAGTTCTGTAAGAAGTTATCGTTTAAGTCCTGAGACTTGATAGATGACCCTGCATAGAAGGTGGCAGATGGAGAGTCAGTATCAGTATCACGATAGATTCTTAACTTATCTCCGACTGTTGGGTTGTTATTCAGTTTTATGGTTGTTGCATTATCAAACTCCCAATGAGTTAGATATGTTTTAACCACGCCATTGATGCTCACTTTGACATCAGTGGTCTTTAAGTATGGAAATGTAAAATTGTAAGTTAATTGGGAGGCATTAGTTACAGTAATATTCGATTCAGTTGTAGCCATTGATAAGTTTCATTATTTATTCGGTGGGTTTACTTAACTCCGTACTTTAAAAATTCTTGCTTCTTCTTATAGTTCTTTTTAGAAGACTCAGCTGCTTCATCAATCCTCCCTCTATACATCAGATTGCCAGTTCTCTTACTATCAACACCTAATATGTTTAGATGTTTATATCTAGGGTCTTTAGCTATACGAGCTTCTGCATTTACTTTGGATTGATTAATCATCTTTTTCAAATCTCTATAGACTTTTAACTTATTTGCATACATGCCAACCTCTTCAAACTCCTTACCAGACATAATGAATTTACGAAGTCCGTCGAGCTGTTCATTGTACTCATCGTTATCCATAAACCTTCGTTCTATCTGTTTCCAAAGTTGATCCTCTCCCATGTATCTACCAATAAGTTCACGTGCTTCTGGTGAATAATCTTCTCCTGTTCTGGAGTTTTTCTTGATTTCGTTGAGATCATTAAAACCAGAGTCAATAAGCCACGTTCTCCACTTCTCATTACCTCCATGAATCTTAATTGGATTCATAGCGTTTAAGAATCGAAGGATAGGATTATCTATTTCATCAATCTCTTCACCTGTCCAGTGGTCAATCTTGGAATAACTCATATCTTTAAAGACTGTACTATTCCTGACATATCCCCAGAAATCTTTATAGATCTCCTTCTGAGCATTTGTAATTGACTTAGCAACGATAGCGTGTGCTCCTGATAGAGGTATTGCAGCTCTTAGTTGACCAGCAAATAGACGTTGAAGTGCTCCTTCGTCACCTTTCATAGCAGCATGTAAGGGTTCCATACCTTGTAATGGTGTTCCATTTAGGTAAGTAGCAGTAATAGTCCAAGCAGTTTTATTGATAAAGGATTCAGTCATGTTCTTACCTAAAGCACTGCTGTAATAAGCCAAATCTCCCATTAATGAGAAATACTGCTCAACTACAGGTATACCTTTATAACTGACCCAGTTATTACCTACTTTAATTGTATGAGGTTTCCAGTTCTTCTTCTTCAGTTTGACTAATTCAATGTGGTTAGCAGGTCCATTACCTCTGATGTTTCCAGCCATAGCATAGCCAAAAGCTAAGGTAGCTGTAGCACCACCCATCATTAACCTACCTTCGTACTCACGTTTTAATTCCTTATATATAGCCATTGCATTAGGTGTACTTTTCATATCTTTAATACCATGAGCCTCTAAAACATCTGCTATCTTTTTACGATTATTGCCAGCCAGCAATACATCACCATATTTCCCAAGTCCAGGGATTGCTGCCAACGGTGTATAAGACATTGCCAGTTTGATCTGGTTCATGCTTGTTCGTGGGAACATCATGAGAGATTTGAAAACTGGAAACTTGTTTAATGCAGGGTTAATCCAATTAGAGAACCCTTCATCAAGGTTTAAAGCTATTTCACCAGATGCATATTTAGCAGCTTTATCTTTAAGCAAGCCTTGAGCATCAAACATTGTGTCATGGTTGAGTTTCTCAGCACGTTTTAAAGCATCTTCAAAAACTAGTGGATCTGCTTTTTTACCTAGTTGTTTAATGGTATCGTCGTAAGCTTTAACTCTAGACATATAGGTAGCCATAAAGGTATCTGTATAAGCGTCAATACCTGACATAGCTGTAATACCAGTTCTTAACCAAGGTTGACGGGATACCTTACGTTGGAAGTTTGCCCAACCATACATAAAGTTTCCATAGTGATCACCTTCCTTCTGCCATGTCTCTGCTAAGTCATCTAACACTTCCCAAGCACTATTGTCTTCAACAACAAAATCCTTACGAGCGGCTTTCATCATGAAGTCAGGATCTTGATGAACCTTCTTCATACGAGTTAATGCATCACCCCAAGCTCTCCTAGCTGTCTCATGCATGTTTCCATACATATAAACAACACGTTCTAAAGCATCTTTATCTTTACCAAGTAATTGGCTAAAACCTGCTCTCTGTAAAGCTGATATAGGCTTGAAGACAAGCATCATACCGTTACCAACAGCTGCTCTTAAAGCGGCTAAACCTGATAACACACTGTTATAGGTAACTGCCCAAGCACCTTTGGAAAACTGATTCATCTTATAACCGCTGATACCTAATTCTTTAGCTTCTCTATTCCATAACAAACCCACAGGACTGAGATGGTATTTAGCGTAAGCATTGAGTTTCATCAGTGTGTCTACATTTCCATCTGTAGCGTCGTATGCCTTCATTAAGGTACGAGCTAATTTTGGATCTTTTGCAGCGGCATCGTCTAACTGTTTTCTAAAAGCTTTGAAGTCAGATTTAAGTTCCTTATTTTTCTTGAGGAACTCTTCGTGAGTTATTTTAAGTCTTTCAAGTGGTTCAGCTATAAAGTCAGGATCTTTCCACCATCTCTTTTCTTTTAAAGACCAACCTGATATGTATTTAGCTAATCCATACTCTTCAGTAAGGATTTCTAATTTATCTACAACATTTTTAAAGACTCTTTCATCATCAAGTAGGTTCTTGAACATCTCTGGAGCACCAGATTTTGCTGCTATTTGTGCGCCAAGAGTATCCATAACTCTCGCCGATGACTCTGTTAACTCTCTACCTAGATATAGATTAGTCAGGTCATTAATCATCAAAGCCGCTGCTCTAGCAGATCCAGCATCATGTAGTACCGATACTTCTACCTGTTTGTTTAAAGCATCATTTAATTTTCTTGACTCTCGGTAAAAAGGATCTTTCATGAGTTCTCTCAACTCATCTCCAGTTCCTGTTTTCATCCATTTGTTATATATCTCATAAGCAGCATCATTAACACTTTCACTTGTACCTCTAGCCGTAGCTTGTACATATTTATAACCAGATGCAGCCTTAACTTTATCTGCAATGAATCTGACAGCTGTACGAGAACTCTTACCTAATAACATGCCATCTTGCATAGCAGGTGTTATTGGATCTGTAGGAGCACTTAGTTCATCAACAAAACCTTTTTGTCTCATATCAACGTCTATAGCATTCTTAACTGAAGCTCCAGGAGCAGTACTTGAAACACCTGTTAGTTGTTTTTCACTAGCTAGTTTAGGAGTTATAGCCGGATCAAAAGCAGTGCTATTTGGATCATTAGCTATAGTTCTGAGTGCTTTATTGTTTAAGTAGGTTTGACGTTGCCTCTGTCTCTCCTTAAGGAATGAATCACCTGCATTCTGAGTTGCATCAGATGAGCCAGTTTGAGTAGCCTGTTGGATTAGTTTTGATTTCTCCTTTGCTAAAGCATCAACTTGTTCTTTACTTAAGGTGTTACTAGCAATAGCCTCATCAATATCACTAATTCTCTTCTTAGTATCTCTTTCAAGATGTTTAAGTTGAGTATTGAATTTATAAGCTTTACTCTGACGTGTTACAGGAATCATATTACGGAGAATAGGTTTTCCTGCATTTAGCATGTAGCCAACAATATCTCCAAAACCTTGTAGCAGACCCTCATCAGCTGCAGCCATGAATCTATTCATAACTGGATGAGTAGCATCAGCATCAGCTAAAGAAGCTACATTTGGGAAATGTCCATCAGGTCCAAAGTACTCAGGCCATGCCTCAGATAAGCGTTTGAAGTTATCTGGGTGAGTTATTAATCTATTACTAGGATCTTCACCATAATCACTAAGACCACCTATTACTGAGTTGATAAGTACCTGACCACCTACATTCTGAACTGCTCCATTAAGACCAGTTAGGTTTCTTGCAGCATGGAACTTTTGATACTTACTACCAAGGATAATAGAGGGAACTATGACACTAGCTGCCGATCTAAACTTAGCTGCATTAGGATTATCAAACCTTGTTATGCGGTCCCAAGTATCGTCTATACCGCCCAAACCTGGAATAGTACCTATAAGGTCAAAGGGTACATCCAACGTCCCCATACCAGACATATAAGCCCATTTAGCAGGGTTCCAGTCCAGCTTCATATCTCTATGAAAGTTCTGATTCTGTTTATTATCTACTTGAGGTTGTTGTTGTTGAGGTTGTGGTGTTTGAGTTGAAGGTTGTACAGTTTCTTGTTTCTGTATCTCTTCTGCTTTTTGTGCATCCTGTTCCTTCAGCTTTTGGATACGCAGCCTATGCTCTTCTCTTTCTTCTTCTGTAAATTCTCTCATTATTCACCTCCAGTGTATTGAGCATATTGACCGTACTGATAAGGGTTAGGGTCAATCAAGTAGTCGTAGGAATCATCTTCTTTCATTTCTTGTGTTGTTGGAGGTTCTGTTCTTGTTAAAGCTTTTACAACTCCCTCATCCATATATTTAGGCTCTCTAGTTGAATTAGGGTTTAGTATTAGCTGTAGCAGTTTCCTACCATCAGCTTTAGTTTGTAGGTTCTTCATAAGGTTTACAGCTTCTGGATCGACTACTGTCCTAAACCACGCTGGTTCTAGAGCTGTAAAATCTATCTCGTGTTTATCGAGTATCCCTAGTTTCTGAGCTAACTCTACTTGAACTTTAAACAACTCAGATACATGACCATGAGGACCACCTCCTTTAGTTATGTCAAGTAAAATCGTTGGGTATTTGAAATCTTTGCCAGTTTTAATAGCTGTTTCAATTTCTTTTATCTGATCACCAGATATAACGACGTTGCTATATAAAAATCCTGGGTCGTTTTCAATGTTATTCCAAAGTTCTTCTCTTTCCTTATCATTTAGAGTAAGGAACTGCTGTGGGCTTTCCTCTGGATGCTTAGTATTAAAAGAATAATTAATAAAGAATGATTTACCTACTCCCTTTGTATCGTCAACACCAAATGTACTTTTTCCATCTTCTCCACCGTAACCAATTTTCTTGTCTTTTTCTTTTGAACCAGTTGGCTCAATTTTAATATCAGCCAAGACTTCATTACCACATGAAGTAGGTGTTCCTTTATCAGTCAATAGGCAGTCTTTATACTGCTTTTCTGCAGCATCTAGAGCAAGAAAATAACTATCATCTATAACACTTTCATTAGAAATATCTTCAATGTTAAGTCTAAATTTTAAAGCACTTTTAAAGCGGTCTTCCCATTTATCATTATATTGACCACTCTTTATCATTGCAGTTTCTGCAGCCCATCTAGCTTTTAAATTTGCATTATCCCTAATAGAGTGAGGTAAGTTTGGATCTTTCCAATCGTCCTCAGTCATTTCGTGGTTATCAAGCTTGTCATTAAAATGATCTTCATACCAGTTATCGTCGTTTTGGGTCTGGACACTTTGATCTAAGTAACCACCAAACTTATCCTGAACTACAGCTGGATCATGACCATTAGCAACTAATTGTCGGGTAACTTTAAGAGCAACATCGTAATCTCTATTCCAACCTTTACCAGCAGCCTTATCTTCATCTGTTGGTTTAAACCAGCGTTCTACTTGGTCGAGTTCTTTGTCTTTTGCAGCTTTTAATTCTAATTCTTGACTGGCTTTTATAGCTTTTATATTCCTTTCCCTTTCTTGAATCATTAATTCAATCTTATCCTTATTAGCGTCATACCAATTGGTGTTCTGATCACCGTAAGGAGTTTTTGCAAAAGCTGCTCTTATTCGATTACTATCTATAGAAAGTAGTCCTTTCTCTTTAAACAGCTCAATTGTTTTATCTCTAGCTTCAGCGTTGTCATAGGTATCAATACCATTTGACTTATACTCTCTGGTATAAGCAGCATGAAGTTCTAGAATACTTTGACCAGTTATTTTGGAATTAAACTCTGGTTCATTGAAATTAGCAACTACAACCTGTACCTTTTCTTGTGTTCTACGTTGAGAACCTTGTATAGCTTGATCAAGTTTTGCCTTATTTAAGATTCTATCTCTAGCACCAGACATCTTACCAAACATTGGACTAAGAAAATCTGAACTAAGACCATATAGCTTATGAGCTTTAAGGTATTCAATCTGAAGTATCTCTAAAGCAGCTTGCTTTTGCTCTGGAGTTTTAGCATCCATTTCAGCAAGCTTAGTAGCAGCCCAAGCTCCAAACTGATTACCAGCCATTACGGAGTAAGCTTTTAATCTTCCATAATCAGAAGCACTATTTCTATAACGAACCCACATCACCTCTTCAGGTGTGTAGCCTTCTCGTTTCATTTCATCAGCAACACGTTCAAGGTCTTCTCCTTGAGCCCATTGCTTATCTTCTAATAAATCAAGTCTTATTTGATCCTCAAGTGACATACCATGAGTCATATAGAAATTATATGACGCATCAGACGTAGCTTCCCAGTCTTTCTTCCGTATTTTATTAAGAGAATCAAAAGCTGTTTTACTGAAATTAGTTATCTTTTCAAGATCAGCAGTTTTCTGCTCAAATTTTTTTAACTCAGCAGCAGTGTTAGCTATTACTTGATTTCTATTAATTGATAAAGCTCGCTCTTTAGTTGAGAAGACTTGATCTTCAAGATATATTTCCTTTCGATTAGCTTCTTCGTTTCTATGTATTCTTTCAAGGTTTCTTTCAGCTTCTAGATCCCTTTCTCTTTGGGCTCTTTGTTCATCCTTAAGATTTCCTATGTCTTCTCTTTGTTTTTCCCGCATACGGTCAAGAGCTGCATAACCAGGATCTATATTCTGAAAGCCTTTTCCACGGGCGTACCCTCGGAATTGTGCTTTTGCCATTTTAATTAAAGTATGGATAAGTGATTGGATTCATATTCATTGCGTCAGACATAGATAAACTGCCAAAATTGTGAGTACTTGCACCCCCAATATTTTCTGTAACATTACCCGTATAGTTATTAGTATACGCATCAAAACCTGCAGCCGCTGCTCCAGCTAGGACACCCATCATGCTCGGTACTTGTGTAGTAGGTACACCCATTATTGGTTTAGGTCCAAAGTCTGCATCAATAAACTCCCTTGGAAGTATGTATTTACTTAATGGTGTTTCAAGAGGTTTTAGAGGTATTGGTGGTGCTTCTGGTTCTAACATACGGTTGGCATAAGCTTTAGTATTAGCTGCTCGATACTCTCTATCAATATCCATTAATTGCATACGTGTACTTGTGCCAGCACTGAATAATGATTCAGTTAATATTGCTTGGTTTCTACCAACATCAGCAAGTAAAGATTGTGCTTGTTTAAGAGCACTCTTACCTGTTTGAGTTTTAGCAGCAGCTTCACCTTTTGCGATTATGCTTGCAATAATATTTGATTCATTTTGAAATGAAAGTTGCTGCTCTGTCTCACGTTGAGCTATTAACGTCTGCTCTCTTGCAGACATAGCAGATTCTCTATTCAAACCTAAAGCTGATAAATATAGCTCTTCAGATTTTTCATATAATCTTTTATTCTGATCTATTTTATAATCTCTAATTTTTAAAGATTGTTCCCAATTTCTTAAATTATTTTTATCTGTGAATGCAGCTCTATCTTTTTCATTTTGCTGTCTGAGATTGATTTGATCGATTAGATGATCCCTATCGGCAATCATCCTTTCCCCAGTCATTTCCCATCCAGGTAAGTCATATTCCTCGTACCTCTTTCTTAGAGCTTCTTTCTCTGCATTCCTTTGTTTGCTGGCTGAACTTCGTCCAAACAAACCTCCTGCAAAATTTAAAACTCCTCCAGCGAGAGCAGCCCCTCCTGGGGTTGCCAGAAATTCTAATACCATATCTTAAGTCCTCCTATAAAATCTCGGTGAGTAGTTTCCTTCCCACATCATCGAGTTAAGAGAGACGGGAAATGGTGAGTCATTAAAGACTCGTAAGGTGAAGTTTTTACTTCTTTGGTGTATTGGTACTGTTAGTACGCTTGCTTCATTTAACGGTACGTCATCAGCTAAATATGTATTAGCTTCTGTTGTTGGATTTAAGTTATACCATTCATCTAAGTAGACAACGATCTTAGCGTTATTAGCTGGTGCAGATGAGAATTCAATCTTTGTATCATTAACAAAAGTAAATGCAGTGGTTACATTATTAACCTTTACCTTTACTTCATCTCTATCTACATACTCAAGATCTGATGATATCCACTCAAATTGAGTAGTAGTACCATCACCTGTAAACTCCTTCTTACTAGCAAACCTACCAACTGCATTCAGTTTAAAACCAACTACACCTGATAAACCTACAGAGAACTTACATCTAGCTACTGTTAGGTTAGCCGTGAAGTCGGTACGTTTTCCGTCTCCAGAGAGGTCATAATAGATCTTAGGCAGTTCGACATCAAAGTCGTAAGCATACCCCACGTAGACGTTACTAGCGTTGCCAGAGAGGTCTTCTCCAGGTACCTTAAAGTATGTACCAGAACCATCAGTTACAGCTTCTGGGGTGATAGTAAATCCTGAGTTATTAAATGTACCTGCTGCTGTTGTACCAGCAACAATCATTACATTCTTTTGATCAGTTAGATTAGCAAAAGGTAGATAACATTTAGAGAAATCATTAGTCGAGTCATATACAACTGAGCTTGCAGGTGCATATAAATCTATACAAGGGTTAATCTTCTGACCCTGTGCATTAGTTATGATAGATACCTCTGGACTCTGAGTTAAGTTAGCCTTTTCTAATGTGTATCTTGCAGATGTCCCTGTACCTTGTTTAGTGACACAGTACATATCATCTTGATCAATTGACATTGACTGAACAGTTCCAGGCAAAGTCCATTTAAACCAAGACTCCATAAGCAACTCCTTACCATCTGTATAAGTCTTATAGAAATAGATAGTATTACTACTTTGACTTGACAAAGCTATGAAATCGTTCTGGATACTAGCTACTAATGTATCTATATCTGCTGTAATCCACTCATTAACAACCCTTCCTATATCTAAGATCTGTGGACTTTCACCAAGACCTTTAGTTTGCATACCAAACACCCTAGTAAAGTTAGGTGTCTTACTGATGAAGTTCATATGAGTACCAACATCAATTGGATCAACCTCATCGCTCATCTCACTATTAGAGATTGGTCGGATCTTGGTAGTCTGAGGTGTTAATGGTCCATTATCTGCATATATCAAGAACTGTTGGTTCTTACTAAATAGGACTAAACCCTGTCTAGCAGGTTTAATTGCATGTAATTTCGTAGGTCTTACTGACGCACAATTAACATCTATCGGGTCAGCCATTGTATGTGTTCTAGCTGATGTTGCATAGAACTCATAAGGATCTTTAGCTCTACTCGTTATTACATTATCTTCAGACAAGAAACCAAGTCTATCATCATGGAAGAAAGCTTTCTTTATTGTCTTACCTACAAAACTAGGATGAGCATTTGTTAGATCATCTCCAACTAATCGATCTCCCCATGTAATCGGTCCAAAAGTAAAAGTATTAGTCCCTGTATTCAACAGCTTATGTGGCATAGTCGAATCTGTTAGACCTGGAGATGCCTCTGGTCCGATTGTCTCTACCCAATAACCTGATCCAGCTGTACTATTATCTGCTTTAAACTTAGCGTAATAGTTATCCTCATCATATAGACGTGAGTTAATAATAGTAACTACGTGGTTATGGAATGAGTTAGGTGGTAGCCATGATTCATTATCAGCCCAATCTTGGTAGACAACAAATCTTTCTTTATCATCACCTCCTGACGCTGCAAGAGTAAAGGCAGTACGTGTAGAACTAACAACCCTATCTAGCTGAAGAGATGTACCATATTTGGTTACTGTTAAACCACTGATACTTAACGCATCAATTCTAGATTTAATGGTATCTAATATCTCATCAAAATCAGCATTAGAAGCTGCTGTATAAGAAGAGGTTGTTTGACCAGCGACGGTTACTGAAAAGTCGTAACCCTGCATCTGTTCTATCTTTCCACTTAATAGAAGAGTTCCTCTACTTTGAGCAACAAAGTCAGTAGGTGCAGCTTGTGTAGTTACAGTTACTGCATCATTTGTAATGATGGTTGTATCTTGTACCGTTAGTACATCAAAGTTCTTTCTACTTGTCCCGTTTAAGTAGGTATGTGCTCCAAGCGCAGAGCTAGTAGCTGTATCTGTAATCGTACAAGCAGCACCTGTATCGGCATTCCAAATATGAATAGTACCATTAGTACTGTCTACTTTAGGAGTGATACATCCTATATATCTAGTAGATGTTCTGTTGATATAAAACCATCTAGCACCATCTAAGTCAGTCTGATCGAACTCAGCATTACTTGTATTTGCTAATGTTTTAATAAATTTAAAACCAGGTCTTTTAGTTAGCCCTAATGTGACATCAGGGAAACCATTAATACATTCTCGTACCTGACCTGGAAGTTTCTTACTATCTGTTTGTTTAGATACTCCACTTAAGTAGTTGGAGATCCTTTGTGTTACTGCTGCCATTATCTAGAAAGTGCATGATAAGGTTCATAACTGATGTATGGGTTGGCTCCATCAGGTTGTCCAAAGAATGAATAATCACCTTGGTTAGTTTCGTATTCAAGAGCCATAGCTCTCATGTATGCCTCCTTTTGTTGGAGCATTTGGTATTGAGTTTGATCTCCTACTATCCGACTAGAGGTAGTACTAGATGCTCTTGCTGTTATGTAGTCCTGTATAGGACGTGGTAGGTCTACCCAATCGAATAGCCAAACAATATCGCATTCAACAGCCCCATCAGTCCATTGATCTGTGTGGTTCTGTTTGTCATATAGTTTACCGTTTCTCCTTACTGTATTCTTATCACCAGCATTAGCTTTTGTAAGGTCTATCTGTAAGATATTATTTGGTATTAGAATTTCATTATTACTATCAGGTGTCATCTCATAATGTGCTTCCTTGTTAAAGGTCCAGCCTTCACTTTGTACCTCTCTAGATACTTCTAGTAGAGTTTGATAAGCAATCGCAACGTCTGGGTTGGTTTCATCTAAAGTGGTGACTGGTGCCTGACCACAAGCCATTAGTATTTGATTTATAGCGGGTAATTCTTGAGCAGCGTTAGTGGTAGGGAAAGCCATAATTGATTAATATAAATAAAAAAAAGGGAGCCGTAATGACTCCCCTTATGTGTAAAGAAATTATCTTTAGAAAGCAGCTGGTGCTGATGATGTTGCTACACCTGCATAGAGTTCTACGCAAGCAGCGGGATTGACATAATCTGCCCCACACGCTAAGCGACCCAATATCACATCACCTTGGTAAATGACACTTACATCACCTTTGGTTACTTGAACTTGAGGTCCGATAGCTTCAACGATACCTGCGCCTTCACGTTGTCCGATAATACCGCAAGTATTAACGAAGTTAGTATTAGCACCGTAGTCGTTGTTGATACCTGTATCTGTCTCTTCAGCGTCTTCTATTGTTTCGCTTACGAATGTACCTGTGTTACCTGGATCGGTTACACCTGGGTTCGTAGCACCTGCAGTACCATACTTAGTACCGTAAGAACCGAAGAACGGAATGTTCATTGACTTGTAGATCTTGATACCAGCGATCTCTACAATGCCATTACCCTTCTGACGGGATGAACCTTGTGAGTCTCTGTTAACTAGACCATTCTCTCCGACCTGTTGGATTAGTTCATAGTACTGACGTGGGTTTAGAACACCAAATCTTCCATCAGTAGAAATTCCTTTTTCATCCATAGCTGCTGCTGCATCATAGAATGCATTCACCAACTTAGTAGGATCATAGGCATCTGATGCTGCAGTACTAGCTGCAGTACCAACTTTGATCTGTGTACCACCTGGTTCTACGAATCCAGTCTTAGTGATAGGTGAAGCTACACGAGCACCACGTACTAAAGATCTGAAGACAAGACGGTCATACTTTTGAGCAAGAGCGTATCCAATCTTTCTAGATACCTCTGATCTCAAGTCATAATGAGCAAGTGTTTCATCAAGCTCATAAAGGAAAGCTGAACTAATAAGTAGATCGTCTACTGTAATAGTCTTCTCAGCTACTGGAGGTGCGCCGTCACTGTTACCTAGGATGGAATTTCCTGGAACATGGAATTCGGCTTTTGTGCGACCCGTGTAGATGAACTGTAAAGATTTACCGTTCTTCAAGGTACGCTTCATAACGAGATCTCTAGCTATAGCATTATGCTGGAAGCCTTTGAACATCTCGCCACTGAATAATTTTAAATAGAGTGCTCTTCTATCTGAGCCTCCATTATTAGCACCAGGTACGGTTACCGAAGCCTGATGTGCGGTTGACTGTTGAGCCATTGTTAAAAACTAATTTGTTATATACGTTTCTCAGCTGAAATTTTTGTGATCATTTTGTTGTGGGTCTATCCTCACCGTCTAGACGGCTAATGGGTATCTGTCGTAACAGGCCAAGAGCCAAATGAAAGGAGAGTCCTACTCTGAGGTGCTCTCCTTCCTGTTTATAGAGTTGAAAGAGCTTCCTCTATTGAGATATCCTCATCAAAAGTCTCTTTCTTTTCCTCTTTGATTTCTGGTTCAGGGGTCAGTGAAGTAACTGATGCCCTAGCCTTATCGCTTTGCTGTGACATTAGAACTTATACTTAGCTCCAGCTTTAAGGTTGTAAGTATTATCTAGATCACCATTAGTGCCTCCAGCAAACTCTCCGTAGAAAGCTACCTTTTCAGACACGTTATAGTTACCGCCGAACTTACCTGATAGTTCAGTCTCTGTACCATCAATACCGTCGATGGCTACTAGAGTTGGACCACCTTGTACATAGTAGTCGAACTTATCTTTAGATCCATCTACACCAACGTGTAGTTCTACAGTTCTACCAACATACTGAGAGCCGTAGTAACCATTGTTTACTTCAGCGTTTAAGTATGTACCAGCGGATGCAGGTGCAGACGCTAAAGTGGTGGCTGCGAGAGCAAGTGCAATTGTTTTCATTTTTAATTAAATAGTTTTTGTTTTTGTGTAAGCGATGCCACGATACTTGTAAGTAACTTTTAAAGTCATTGGAATAATCCTCAAGTACCTAAGCCCCGTTCCATGCTTAGGTCGTCATGCGTCCCATAGGGATGAACGGACGTGGCTTAAACACCCTTATAAATTTGAGCAGCGTTTAATAAGATTTTAACTTTAGTCTTAGGACTGCTTGCCTTACTGGCAGCATGAACCCTTCTATCAAACTTAGAATAGTCTTTAGGCATTATTTAGTTGTCGTTAGATTATTTGTTTTGCTTTGTCTTAAACAGTTGGGGTGGTATCTATAGCTGCTAAGTCAAGCGGGAAATTGTGAGCATTACGCTCGTGCATTACTTCCATACCTAGATCGGCACGGTTGAGAACGTCAGCCCATGTAGGGATTGTTCTTCCACTGG